TTAGAGGCAACCCGCTATTGCAGCTACCATCTCGCCCTCGTACTTGCGGCCGCGCGGCCAATCCCGTGCCAGCGCTAGGATCTTGACGCCGTCCGACGCATCCATCGGCAGCTTGTCGAACTCGTAGGCCGGCGCCGCCGGCACGTCCTTTACGCACGGCACGTACACCGGCACCTCGACGATCTGCGTCGCCGGCGGCGCGATGCCGCAGCCGGCCAGCACCAAGGCGGCGACCAGTGGAATAATTTTTGGAATAATTCGTCGTGCATTTCGTGGTTTCATCGCACACTTTCCAGTAGCTGGTTCACGTAGGGCATGGCCTCTTCGCAGGTCGTGGCGCGCGCGCCGGTGAGCTTGGCCTGGGCGGCATCCAGGCGACGACCATTTGCCGCGGCGAGTTCCTGCGCGGCGCGCCGGCGCTTATCGGCGGGCACCGTCGCGTCGTGCATCGACCGGACCGCGCTGTTCTGGACGCCGATCGAGGCGCGCAGGTCGGCGCTGGCGCCCTGCTCCGCTTTCAGGCTAGCCAGCGCCTGGTCGCGCGCGGCCGCTGCCAGCCACCAGCCTGTGCCGGTGCCCGTAGCTACCACCAGCAGCAGGACGGCCAGCACCACGGTCGCCACTTTCCAGATGCCGGCGACGACGGCGCCGCCGGCCACGCTCAGCGTGCTCACGTCACTCCCGTCATGCAAAGTTCGCGCTCGGCGGCCCGGCGCTTCGTGAGGCCCGGCAGCGTAACCAGAACGCCCAGGATGCGCGCCTTGTCCCAGCGCGGCAACTGGTTGCACGCGCCGGCAAGGTCGCCGACGTAGAGCATGCGCGCTGCCGTCGAGCTGATGCGCGCGCACGCGATGGTCGGCCCCAGGTTGAACACCGCGTCGGCGAACGCCGCCAGCACCGGTACCGGCAGGCCGGGCACGCAGCGCTCCACGTGGTCGACCGCCTTCTGCATGTCCACCGTCAGCAAAGCGCGGCACTCGTCCATCGAGTACTTGCGCTTCGCCACCACATCGGCGCCGGTGTGGCCGTAGCACACGGTCAGAATCCCGGGCGGGTCGTAGTAGGCGATCTGGCGGATCCCTTCGGCCGGCACGGCGATGATGGTGGCCAGCGCTGCAGCGGCAGCAGCGCGTTGTTTAGGCGTTGCCATTGGCGGCTCCCGAAAGTTCTTTCTGCGCGACCAGGCGCGCGATGCCGGCAGCCAGGGACACAGCCGAAGCGATGCCGGCGAACACGCCGTTCGGGACGCCGGCCGGCTGGACGAACTGCACGCCCACCTCCAGGCCGCCGAGGATCGCAGCCAGGATGCTGAATTTCATCGACCACGCCTTGCCCAGCACGGCCTGCCAGTCTTCAATCAGTTCAAATTTCATATCAGCCTTTCAGTTTGAAGATTCCATACAGCGCGCCAACGGCGCCTGCGATCGCAATTACCCACCGCGCGGGGCGCTCGAGCCAGCCCAGCACGCGCACGCCGCCGCGCATGCTGTTCATGTATTCGGCGATGTCTTTCAGGGAGGGGATGTCCAGCTGCGCGAGCTGGCCCAGCTGCTGCTTGATGGCCTCGATGCCCTCCGCTGCCTCGCGGCTGAACGAAGTGTTTGCGTCCAGATTGCCCTTCATGGCATGCACATCGGCGGCCAGCTTGCCGACAGCATCCTCGACGCGCCCGATGCGCTCTTCCATCTGCACCATTCGGCGCTGGTTGTCGCCGTGACGGGCGCTTTCTACTGCTTCATCTGCTGGCATGGTTGCCTTTCTTTGGGCGTAAAAAAACCCGCCGAAGCGGGTCTTGGTGGAACGGTGATTTTTATGCTGCTTCGAGTGCAGCAATGCGATGCTCGAGCGCATCCTGGTGGGCAGCCTGGCCCGCCGCGATGAACATAGACAGCTCGGCGTAGCGGAACGCGTAACGGTCACCGGCCTCGCGCACGACCTCGGTGTAGGCCTCGCGCGCCTCGATCGCTGGCCGGCCGGGCGTGGCCGGTACCGCAGGGGTTACGACATTGCCGGCGCCATCGAGTACAGCCGCCACCTCGGCTGTAGGCGGCAGCGCCGCGCGCGCCTCGACGGCCGGGTGCTCAACCACCTGGCGATCCCACGCGTCGTAGCAGACGAATCCGTAGTTGAACGGGTCGAGGCCGTGAACCGTCATGATCTCGATTGCGCGCTGCACGGTCGGGCCGACGTGTTCCCGGGCGTCCGACGACTTCTCGTCAACGGCATCCCGCCAGCGGTAGATCTGCACGGCGCGGGCCAGATCACAGGACGCCGCGATCTCTGCAGGCGTCAGGTCGCGGAATTGGCATTTCAGTCGGGCATCCGACGTGTTGATGGTGCCGGTGCGTGCGTAGATGGTGCGATAGGCCTGCGATGGCAGTCCTACGTCATACTGGTTGTCCAATCGAGGGATCAAATACTTTCCTCGGAAATTGCAGGTAGTGGTGATGTCATCCCCGTCCACAGTATCGGTATGGGAGATATTGAAAATCTGCATATACGCAGATTCCTGCTCGGCTGTGCCGAATGCGCCCACTTTCGAAAACTGCAAGCGGAGCGTGCCATTGCTGTTTACGAACGTCCACACGTAGTCGTTACTTCCCTGCCCCGTCCAGCGAGCCATGCTAATGGATGGCTCTTGCCCCCCCGGGTAGCCCAGCAATGAGCGTGGCCGCGATGACGCATTTGTTGCGCCAGTGCCAGTTACGAGCGGAGAAGACAGAGGGCCGGTCAACACGCCACCGATCAACGGCAGCGCATTGAATGGGCCGACCACGAACGCGTCCCACATCTCGTTCAACACCTCGATGAAGTTCAACATGCCTGCTTTAAATTTGCTTGCCATTTTTAGTACCCTTCGATTTGGAGTGGAGCGGAATAGATGTCGAAACTTGAGGCGCTGATGGCGTCGATGTTGGCGACACGGCCGTAGACCATGTGCTGCTGCTCGAGCACCGGGTCGGCGTGCTCTGGGAACAGGCTGCACAGCAGCGGCCGTACCGTGCCGCACTCGTCCACGATGCGGGCCAGGCGCGCGCGATCGGACGGCGTCAAGAATTCCAGGTTGATGTTGAGCAGCCGGTGCCGGGTACCGACGTTCGTTTTCGCAGCGCCGGCGGCCGTGCGGTAGCCCTCGCTGGTGTCCACGGTCGCCAGGCTGGCGCCGTAGCTCGGGTTGTATTCCGGCGCCCAGTACATGCCGGCAACCAGACGTGACAGCTCGATGTAGCCGTCGGGGTTATCCACCGAGGACAGATCGATGACCAGCTGGCGCACGAGCACCGGTTCGAACCAGGCGACGCCGTCAGCGCCGCCGCCGCGCGCCCAAGTGTTCACGCCACCGAACTGGTAGGCGTTCCAGCCAAGCGGCATTACACCGAAATCAGCAGGGTCCAGCGGCGCCTCGGGGCACGGCAGTATCACGCCGGTGTCGAGCACGGGTGCGGCGTCGCCGACGCGCTCGTAGCCGCGCACCCGCATCCGCGCTGAGCTGTTCATATTCGATCGGATCGGCGCCGCGCAGGCGATGAGCTCCTGCGTCGGCCAGGTGGCCGTGATCGTCACGCTGGTGCCGACAGCGCGCAGCACCGCCGAGCGTTCGTCGCGCTGCAGGTTACCCGGGCCCAGCGCGCCCGCCTGGCTCGATGCCGTCAGCACCGCGCGGTCGATAGCATTGTCGTGGAGGATTCGTAAATTGTTCATGTCACTCCGTGGAAATGAGGCTCAGCGATTGACGGATATTCGACATCGACTGGCCGATCCCGCCCGGCATCGGGTTGAACGTAATGGTGCGCAGCGACCTGGTCACCAGCACGGCGCGGAACGTACGATCCTGGCTACCGCCCACCGTATCCGTGTATGTGATCGATCCCTCGATCACGCGCTGGTAGAACGACAGTTCGTCGAAAACGCCATTGTTCTGGATGTATGTGGCGCCGGTGACGCTGAAGGTCTGCACGAGTTCCTCGGCAGTGTCGCGGATCGTCCGGTAAAGTTGGATCGTTGCCGAGTTCTCTGGGCCAGACGCGCTGTAGGTGCCGCCATCGCGCCCTGCCTCCTCGCTGTACGAGTAGCTGCACACCACGGTGATCGGACCGCCGTTGGTACCGAATGGACCGTCGGTAACCTGGCTGTTTGCATCCAGAGTTGGATTCGTCACGGATGTGCGCAAGATGCCCGCCGACAGCGCGCCACCGAAATAGCCGGCGCCGCTGCGTTTCAGGTAAAAAATCGCGTTGGTATCATTTTTTGTTCCGGCGCCGGCCCACATCGCATACACCGGATCATCGGGCCCCATCTCAATGCGAAACCCGGCGCCCATACCAGTGTTGACGTTACCCGAAAAACTAGCCCGGCCACCCTCGATCGAGAGCCCCGGGGCATGCAGCGTACCGTCGCTCTCCAATTGAATGTAGCGCCCGGTGCTGGGATTGCCCAGCAGCAGTCCCTCGGGGCCGAGGTAGTATCCGGTGCCATTGTTCGGCGGCCAGGCGTAGCCGGTGTACGTACCGCCGGCGATGTTGCCGCGCAGGCGTACGCTGTTGGCGTAGAAATCGCCCGTGCGCTGCAGATACCAGCCGCTGCCATTGGCACCTGGCGCCCAGTTGCTCGACCAAATGTCACCGCCAATTTTCGCGTTGGTGATCGAGGCGTTCTGGATGAATGCGTCGGCGATGTAGACCCCGATGGGGATGGTGACGCCGCCGACAACAGTTTCCGTGGTGCGCACAATGAACGGTACCGCTGACGGAACAGCGCTTCCCGCCGGCCCAGCGATGAAGAAGCCGCTGGCGCGCACGCCGAAATCGATGCGCCCACCGCCACCCAGCACCTCCAGCCCGCCCACCACGCCGTCCACATCCATCTGCACGCTGTATTTCGCAGCGACGCCGTTCAGCGTGCTGGCGGTCGTCTCCAGAGTTTGTTTTACCACCGCCACCTGGTTGACCAGCCCGGTCACTGGGTCACTCAGGATTGCCTGCGCCTGCAGCACAGCGGTTGCTGCTGAACTCGCGCTGCCAGCGGCATTGGTAGCTGCGCTCGATGCCGACTGACTGCTTTGCACGGCCGCGCCGGCGCTCTGCCCCGCCAAGTTAGCCGCCTGGGTTGCGACGCCGGCTGCGCTGTTGGCCGATGCTGCTGACCCGCTTGCGTTTGTCGCCGACTGGGCCGCCTGCGACGCGGATACCGCCGCCCCCACGGTGTCGCCCACGGCAAGCACCAGGTCGTCGATGAGATCGATTTTTTCGCCCAGGTCGGTGAACAGCTGCGAGTGCCGAATTTGACCGGTCAGGACTTCCAGCAGGTGCTGAACCTCGGCGGCTGACGCGCCGACCGTCCCGGTGCTGTTATTGAACGGCCCCGGGATCGCCGCGCGCGAGACGTACCGGATCCAGTAGTAGAGCGTTTTTCCCGGGCCGACCGGATCGGTGAACTCGCGCCCGTCCGCGCGGCCGACCGGCGCCGCCTGGCCGAAGTCGTTGACGCCGGCGCGCCAGATCTCGGTGTAATCGAGGTTGGCATAATTGGCCGGGGCGGCGGCCCAGTTCAGGCGAATCGCGGCCGGCTGGCCGGTGGTGACCAAGCCTGTCGGCGCTGGCGGCGGGCGCAGGTCCAGCGCCTGACGTTTGTCCACGGTCTGGCGATCAATATAGGTGAGGCCGTCGATGACAGTGGTCGCCGTGACTGTCACGATGCTGGAGGTCATATCCTCAAATTTGAGCACGGCGTCGCCGTTGGCCACTGTCAGCGCTACCGGTGGCTCGGACGAGAACGTGATCTCGCCCACGGCGCCCAACATCAGCGCCGAGAACGTGATCGTTGCTGGCGTCGGCTGGCCGGTCAGCGACACCTCGAACGTGGTCGAGCTGGCCGTGAGGTGCAGATCGCGGTCGATGGGCGCGGCGTAGCGCGGCACGGTGCTCATGATCAGGGTGTCGCGTTCGCCTATGATTGCCGTCATACCATCACTCCTACTGTTACACGGCCGGTCAGCCAGTTCCGTTGCATCATCACCACCACGCCCGGCGCGCCGGCGGCCAGGCCCCAGCGATCGTCGCGCAGCACCACTGGAGCGCCCATCTCGAGCACAGCCAGCTCCGGCTCGCCGTCCAACTCGTAAATGGTGTGCGGCACCCTGCGCAGCGCCAGGCGCCGCTCGGCCTCGCCGCGCGCGTCGGCCCTGGCTTTCAGGCATGTTTCGATCTGCACCGGGTCATCGGTCTGCCGGTACCGTGCCTGCACGGCTTCGTCCACCACCGTCTCGGTCAGCCACTCGGTGGCGTACAGGTCCGCGTGCTCTGGCGGGATGCTGGTGGTCAGGTTGGCCTGCACGGTGTAGTTGCGGTCGAAAGCGATTTTTACCGCGGCTACTACAGGCAGGCGTTCGGCCGGGCGCAGCGAGTTCGCCAGCATCTGGTCGGGTCCGATCTCCACCGGAACACCGGCGGCCGGCAGCGCGATCTGCACCAGGCGCAGTTGCCCGGTGGCCGACATGATCGCCTGTGCCCCAACACTGGCCGCCAGCTGCTGGATAGCCTGCGCCTGGTTCATCCGGTCGGCCACGTACAGACCGACTGGTTGCTGGTGGGCGGCATCGAAGGCGGCCAGGTTGGCGACGTCGAGGTCGGCCTCGGTGAAGCGGTCGGAGGCCTTGCCATACGCGGTGGCGATGCGGCGCACCAGAGGAGCTATACGGGGCGCGTAACCGCCGCCGCTGTCGCCCTGCACGCTGGCCGTGATCACCGTCGAGAACGGATTGCTGCTCAGCTTGAACCGGCCGGCCTGGCTGCCCGGCATCACGCCCAGTGGTTTGCCGTTGGTGCGCACCTCGATCAACGATTCCACGGCGCCGAGGAATCCATACTCCAGCGCCACCGGGTCGGTGAGCAGCGGCGCCACGTTGTGGCATTCGCCGAAGGGAATCGGCAGCACCGAGTCCTTGTTGGGCGATGTGCCGCCCAGCTTGGCCTCGCTGATCGGCGTGTTCAGGCGCTGCAATTTGTCGCGCAGCACCAGGTTCACGGTGTCGCGGCTCGAACTGCCCACGTCGTCGACGATGCCGTCGAACACGAGACGGAAATCAGCACGCGGCCACGCCGGATCGCCGGACCATGCGCGAATGCGACGGTTGCGCCACACGTCGCTCAGCCAGCTATCAAGCGCGCCGTCGCCGTTATCCAGCTCGATGTCGCCGCTGGATAGCGAGGCTTCACCGATCAGGGTGACCTGCTCGGTGAAAGCCAGGCCCCCCTTGGCCAGCGGCAGATACGCCGTGTTGGCCGGCACGTCGGCCGGCCCGGTGACGTACTCACGCGAGGCGATGTAGCGCGTCACCTCGGCGCCGTCCACGTTCACCTCGGCCTCGATCAGCACCATGCGCACTGCGGCTGGGTTTTTCAGCCAGGCCATGAATTGTTGATCGGTCATTCTGCGTAAACTCCTTTCACTGTAGAGGTCCAGGCCGAAGCCTTCGCCGACTTCTCGACGCCTGCCACCACCGTGCCGGCCGCCTTCTCATTCGATTCAGCAGTCACCCGGGCCAGAACGGCAGTCTGGCGCTCAACCTTCTCTTGCAGCACCTTGTTGTCATCACGCAGGCCCCGGATCTCCGCAACCAGTGCATCCGAGCCAGCATTCGACGCTGCCGAGTACCGGCTGTAATCGATTGCCGGTGCCGCGCTGGCCACCATGGCCGTCACGGCCGGCGCTTCGGTGAACTTCACACCCAGACCATCCGTCACACCCATCGCAATTTGCAGGTTGGCGATGGCTTGGGCCACCGTGAGCACGCTGTCGTTGATGGTGATCAGGCTCTTGACCTGCGCCTCAAGCGCGTCGTAGCTGGCCTGCTGCAGGTCCACCTGCTGCGAGGCCCACTTGACCGCCTCCTGGTTGGCCGCGATCACGCGGGCATAGTCGGCCGCATATTTGGCGTCCGATGCGTTGACCACTTGCGACGCGGTGAGGAATGCCTGCTCCGCCGCCGACAGTCCGGATTGCGCTGTCGTGTCGCCGGAATTTGCGGCGGCCAGCGTTTTCTCGAACTGCGCCCGCGCCTCGGCATATTTCTGCTCCGGCGTGAGGGTGGACAGATTGCCCTGCGCGAGTGCAGGATTTAAGCCGTTGAGCGTGGTTACCCACGCCTTCGAGCGATCGAGCGCAGTCTTGGCCGCCGATGCCTCGCGGTCGTAAGCGGCAGACAACGCGTCCTTTGCCGTCACGACCGCCTTGGCCGCCTGCACTTGGTCGAAAAGCGACTTGTTCACGTCGGCGATGCCAGCGCGCTGGATGGCCAGCAGCTCCGCTTCGCTCTTCGTGATCTCGGCCAACTGCTGCGCCAGGTCCTTGCGCTCGTCTGCAATTTCCTGCTCGCTCTGCGTAAGGTCTTCGGTGGCCGCGTGCGTTTTTGCGAACGCATCGGCCAGGGCCAGCAGCGAGGTGTATTGCGCGGCGCCAGCGTCGGTCGCGAGTTTGCCGCTGTTGGCCAAGCCCAGGACGTAATCCTTGAACTTGTCGCGGGTGTCGAGGGATTGCAGGCCCATCGCCGCCAACTGGCCGGTGACGTATTTTTGCACCGGTGCCAGCCGCTCAGCCTCCGTCAGGAAGTTGTCGTTGAAGCCGGACTGCAGGCTGGCCAGATCATCGATGCCGCCGGCCAACTCGATCAGGCGCTCCCGCGCCGCGATGCTGGCCATGCCCATTTGCCCGAACGACGTGCCGCTCGACGCCAGAATGGAATCGAGGTTGGCGTAATTCGCTGCGATGCGAGTCAGGGTTTCGAGCGGTCCCTCGCCAATTTTTGCGAATACGTCGAGGCCGGCCACAGCGTAGCTGGCCATGTCGTCGCCCAGCTTGGAAAACACCGCTTCCAGCGTCTTTTGAATTTCCTCCCCATTCATACCCTTGAGGCTGATCTTGCCGATATCGACCACGAAGCCGTTGAGGCGCTTTGTGAATTCGTCGCCGCCCAGACCCAGCAGCTTCGCAGCTTCGGTAACGCCCTGCCCCAGGCTACCGAGCACCAGAGCGAACTGCGTGTCAGCCTCGGCGCCGAGCGCATCCCATGAGGTATTCGTTTTGTCGCTACGGAGCAGGCCACCAGATTTCTTGATATCGGTGTACTGGAACGAATTGAGGTTGCCGGCCATGGCCTGCGCCAGAGTTGTCGGATCGATCTTGAAGCCAGTGTCTTCGACGGTTTTCTTGCCGCCGAAGATCGAGCCCACAATTTTTCCAACCACCCCGCCGGTCAGCTTCTCGCCCAGCGAGCCTGGTGCGAAGACGTTGTCGAAGGTCTGCTGTGCCGAACCTTTCACGGGGGCGGCCGTCGCGCCGGTCAGCCCGGAATTGCGCACCAGCACGTTGCCAAGCCCGCCAAGCGAAGATTCGATGTTCCGCAGCGCGGCGAGCATGCCCTGGGTGTAGTTCAATTCGATGCTGCTGTTACTCGACACCAGCTCAAGGGACCGCTTGATCGAATCCGATTTCGCGGTGCTATCGCCGAACACCGTGCCAGTGCCTTGCGATTCTTGGCGCTGCTGCGAGACGCTCAGCCCACCACTGCCCACACCGCCCATCACCTTGGCACCGATCGCCAGAACGGCAGCCAATGTTGCGGCGCCGGCGGCCAAGTTGAGCGGGAACGGCAGGGAGGCAATAGCCTTGACCACGGCCGTAATGCCCCATGCACTCGCCTCGGTACCAGCAAGCGCTACGGAAGCGCCGGTGGTGGCTGCCTCGCCCGAGAGCTTGGTCGCGTTCAGCGCCAGGTTGGCCGCCACCTCCCCCTCTTTGAAGAAGATCTTCTTCACCATCGACTCGACGGCCATGGCCATCTCATACGCACGGAATGCACGCTCCGTGGTTTCCATCAACTTATAGCCCTTCGAGTTCTCTTTGAAGAACCCTTTGCCGGCGGCAGCCATATCGCCATACGATTTGACTTGCGCCTGCGCCGATGCCTTCGACGCGGCCATTTCGGCCTTGGCGATCTTGTCGGCGCTGCTCTTGGGGTCCGCCTTCACGGCCGCCAACTGCGCGGCCACAGCCTGCTGCTGCACGGCGTAGTCGGTCAGCGCCGTGGTCAGGCCGCCGATGGCGGTGCCCACGGTACCGAACGATGCCGCCATGCCTTGAGCGGCGGACTTGGCCGCGTTGTCCACGGCGACCAGAATGTCGAGCAGTTCCTTTGCCCTGGTCACGTCGGAGCCGGTATCAAGGGTTTCGATCTTGGTCACGGCAGCCACACTGCGCTGCTTGGCCGCGATCAGTGCCTCGAGGTCGGTGATCTCCTGCTGGGTGAGCGCGTTCGAAACACGCTGCGCATACTGACTTTCCAGGCGCGCCAGTTCCATCTGCTCGATCGCGGCCTTCGACATTCCGTAGGTCAGCACCAGCTCTTCGTTCTTGGCCGCTTCGTCCTGCGCGGCCAGCAGGGTCTTCGCCACCTGGTCGTCGTGTTCCTTCTGCATTTTGGTAAAGCCAGCCAAGCCCTCGGCCGCCAGCTTGTTGGACGCGATCACGCCGTCGGTAGTTGCAACCACCGCAATCAGGGCGCGCGCACGCTCGATGTCGCCGGCATTCAGCTTCGTTTTGCCGGTCGCCACTTCGGCGTCGAGCTTGATGGTCAGCTTCTGCGATTCAGTCAGCTGGTTGTAACCAGCCATTTCCAGTTCGTTAGCGGCGATCTTTTCCTTGATACTGGTGATCAGCGTCTTGTAAGCAGTCTCTTCCTGCTTCAGTGCCGAGGCGGCGCCCTTGTCTTCATACTTCTTGCGGATGCGCGCAACCAGGTCGTCGTACTCACCGGTTTTGCCCTTAAGATCCTCGATCGCTTTCAGTTCGGCCGCCATCTTCTCCGCGCTTGTGGCCATTTCTTTTTTCAGCCCCGCCACGCGATCAGCAGTCGTCTGCTCGCCAACCTTCTTCTCGCCCTCCCTCGCCTTTGGTAGCTTTTTTTGCAACTCAAGAACGCCATCGACTTCTCGTTTGTACCGTGTAGCAAAGTCTTTGAGTGACTCGCCGACGGAGGGCTTCATGGTCTTTTCCATCTCCGCCACGCGGCGCTGTCCCTCCTCGATTTGCTTGATGATCGGATATTCTTTGTCCGCCTGTTGCACGGGAATTCCTTTTCCCTTCAGGCGTAGCAATGCCTCTTGCTTGGCAATCTGCTCGTCCAGCCCTTTGACGATACGAACCTGTGCTTCCTCGAACGATTCAGCTGTATCCTGGTTGGATTCCTTGGCCTTGTCGGAGAAGTGGGACCAGGCCATTGCAGCGGCGCCAAGGAGGGTGATGATCACTCCGATAGGACCACCGAACATGCTCATGACTCCGCGTAACAACGTCATAGCTCTGGTGGCCAGCGTGGCAGCAGCGGCCTGCGCGCCCAGTGCGGCTGTAGCGGCAGCCGCCGTCGTGGTGGCGGCGCCAGCGGCCACTGCCTGGGCAGCCAGCGCGGCTGTGCGCGCCTGCTCCAGTGCCAAGAGCCGGGCCTGGGCCGGGATCAATCCATTGGTGGTGATCGCCAGGGCAGTGGCTCCTTCCGCTGCGAGGACGGACGCACGGAGTTCAGCGACGCGCGCGGCGGCCAGGGACGATGCCGCAGCGGCTGCGCGCACGTCGGCCTGCGCAGCAGCAAGCTTCGCGGCTGCGGTCGCGGCAGCGGCCTCGGTGGTGCGCGCCGCAGCGGCCAGCGTTGCTGTCGCCTGCGCGCTGCTGGCGGCAGCGGCACGGTAAGAATCAACGGCCCAGGCAGCCAATCCTGATCCAAGTTTCGCAGCACCGAGGGTACCGATTGCCCCTACCACCAGGCCGATATTCTGGCCAAGAAGGTCGAGCGCAGAATTGATGACCGACACAGCGCCACTGGCCTGCGCCTGCACTCCCACGAGTTCCATGGTCCGGTTCTTGAGCACCGTCATTGCGCCGCCGATAGTCTGGATCTGCTTGGCCTCCTCCCGCAGCGCCACCAGAGCGGCAGGCAGCACTTCGGCCATGATCTTGGACGTAATCTCGCCGTTGCCGGCCATTTCCTTCAGTGCGCCGATAGGCAGGCCCATGCCGTCGGCAAGCGCCTTCATCAGGCGCGGCGCAGCCTCGTTGACGGCGTTGAACTCTTCGCCGCGAAGCGTGCCGGAGGCGAATGCCTGCGACAACTGCAACTGTGCCGATGCGGACTCGGAAGCCGTGGCGCCGGATACCAAAAGCGACAGGTTGACCGTCTCAGTAATTTTTGCGACCTGCTTTTGCTGGATGCCAAGCTCGCGGGTACCGTTTGAAATCCGGGCGTACAGCGTGCCCGTGGCCGCCAAGTCCTGTTGAGCACTATTTGCGATCCGGCGCACGTCATCCATCGCCGCCGCGTATTCGCGCTGCGACGTAGTCGCCAGCCGCAGCTGCGCGGTAAATTTGTTGTACTCGTCCGCCATCCGGGCGAGGCCGCCCAAGCCAACGCCAAGGCCGATCCCCGCCAGCGCCATCTTCATGGCATCGGCCGCGCGGCCAATACCGTTGGCTGTGTCGTTGACCACGCGGCGGGCCTGGTCCATATCGCGCTGCAGGCGCGCGATGTCGGCCCGCAGGCGGATTTCCATATCACCAACGATCATGTGCAGCCCCAACGAAAAATGGCCGCCTCTGCGACCATCGTGAATAAATGCCGCACAGGGCGGCGGACGGCGGCTCAGTCGAGCGCGTCGTCGATTTTCTTGCTCAAGTTCGGAGCTCGGTACAGCCCGCCGAATGGCGGCTTGCAATTCGAATCGGTCGCCTTATGCAGCTGGCTCAAGTACTCGCCAGACAGGCGGCGAAGCAGTTGGGATTCCCACGGCTCCAAGTCGAAGCCCATGTTGTCCTGCCAGGCGCGCAGCTCGCCATGCGAGAGGGGCACCTCGCCCATACTGCCTGGCTGACCAGGGCCGATCTCGAACAGGTACGTGATCAAGTGGGCGCCGGCGTCGATCGGCGGATATTTGGGCGTCACACCATCGCGCTTGTGCCGATCAAGCCGGGACAACTGGATGGTCGACGATTTTTTACTGGGCGCTTCCGGCACGGCCGCCAGCCAGGCGGCCTGTCGGACGTACAGGATTAGATCGTCGGCGACGCCTTCGTAAAATTGCTCCAGTCACCGATGTGCTTGTTGATCTGCTCGGGGATAAAGCCGATTTCCGGGGCGGTGTAGACGGCCATGAACAAAGCCTCGCCGGTCAGCGCGTCGAACGAGACGTTATCCAGGGACTTGGTGCAGGCAGCCAGGAACACTGCATCTTCCTGCGCTTTGTCTTCGGCCGACTGGCTGTCTTTGCCTTTCTTTTTCAGACGTTCCATCAGGCGGTTGCTCGATGCGGCCTGGGCCTTCTTGAACGGCTTACTGCCGGGGCCGTACATCACGGCTTGCATGGGGCGGCTCTTGTCTGGGTTGCCGTCGGCATCCTCGGCATACAGCAGCTCGTCGGCAGCGTTGCGCAGGTGCAGGATCGAGGTAGGTTCAACGGCGTGTTTGCGGATATCGGTCATGATGAAACTCCAAAGTAGAAATAGAAAAAGGCCGGTTCTTAGCCGGCCTTTCGTGGTGGTGCTGCGGTTGTAATGCGGTGTGCTGTTAGCCTGGTGCTGCGACGCGGATCGTGTCGGTTTGGCGCAACAGGGTCATACTGCCCTGGACGACGTTATCGACCGTGCCGTTGTCTTCGGTGAATTTCGACACCTGGGCGGTGAAGTAGCGGACGGCGCCGTCCTGCTTTTCCAGCTTGAACGACGGGATGCTGTAGTCCTTGCTGGCGGCATCCACCATCTGCTGCCCTTCGTCGGTTTCATCCCAGCCCATCTTGAACTCGGACGAGCCCAGTTTGTAGCTGGCCTTTTTCTCGATCTGCTGGGCGCTGGCCACCGGCGCGTGGGTCGAGGTGTTGTATTCCCGGCCGGTGACAGTACCGATGTCGGTGATCTCGCCGATCAAGGTCCAGGTCAGCGCGGCGAAGCCGGCCGCGTTGTTAGTTGCCGGCTTGCCCAAGCTGATGTACAGCTTACTCTCCGCTACGGTCGTGACATTTTCACCATCACTCATGATGATCTTCCTTTCAATAAAAAAGCCCGCACGCGAAATTGCGATACGGGCGGGCTGGAGAAACTTATTGTGGTGCCGGCGCGCGCGAACCGTAATACACCACTTGGAAATCGCGGCTTTGCATGTAAATGTCCAGGGGCTTGTCGTGCATATCCGGGCCGACAATATCGGTCCTGATACTGGCAACCAGGACGCCGCCGACCATGCGCCGGCCGCCACGAATGGCCTTGCCGATCAGGTCGATTGCCTTGCGCTGGTCCTGGTAATTCTTCGCCAACACGGTCACTTCGGTGCGGGCAGTGATCAGGATCGGCTTGTTGTTGTCGGCTACGCGTTGCCGATCGTTGCTCGAAACCGTGCTGATCAGGATCGCTGGTAGCACGGTACCTTGAGGGATGGTGCCAATGCGAATGCGCTCGGTCGGCACCAGGGCCATCAGCGCAGCATTGCTGGCCAGTAGGGCGTGGATGATCGAGGTATCGCTCAATCGACCTCCGGAGCCGGTACGTTGATACCCTCGGCGGTCAGGCGGGCGCGGATCTGGGTGGCCACGGCCTGTACGGCGGCAGCGCCCTTACTGTCGAACGCCGGGCGCATAAATGGGCGAGGCGTCGCACCAGGGTGATCGACTGATCGGACGGCCACGCCTGCAATCGCCAGTGCTTTGGCATTCTTCGGTAGGATCTGGTGCGCGCTGGTACCGAACTCGACCATATGCCCGTACCAGGCCCGCTTGTTACCAACGCGCAGCGACGCGGTGACGCGGCCGCCTTTCGCCTTCGTGGCGACACGCACACTGCGCCGCAGCGCGCCGCTATCGACGGGAATGTTGGCCTTGACGGCATCCTTGAATGCGTTAGCGCCTTGGCGCAGCGCCGAGCGCATGATGTTTTTTTCCACCTTCGTGCTCAGTGTTTTGAGGAAGTCGTCGAGCTGGCGTCCTCCGCTGATATATTCATCGCTCATGAGGTATAGGCCTCCAATTTCATTTCAATCCCGGCGCGCCGTCCCAGTTCGGCAGGGCCACCGACGATCTGGAATACCCGATCGTCTTCGCCGTGAAGCGTTACGCGCATATCGGACGTGAGTCCGCGCATATAACGGATACGCAACCGTGCCGGCCGTTTCGCCACCGCAAGTCCATCGCGCACCGATTCATCCTTGCTGGGCAAGTCATCCAGCACCTGAGCCGGAATTCTGGAAGCGACCACCACCCATGGGCCTGGCTGCATGCCGTAGCTGGGAGTATTCACCTGCGTCTGGCGCTCGATCGTCACGCGATCATCAAGTTGGGAGCCGCGCATTACAGCGGCACTCCGATGCGGTGCGGCCGCAGGAGCGAAGTAGCGCTCAGCGGCAATTGCGCGACCGACAGGCCCACCACCACATCTTCACGGTTTTCGTAGAGGTGGCCCACGATAAGCAGGATAGCGGCCTTGATCGCGCTGTTGATCACGATGCCACGGTGAGTGTGAATGCCGGCCAGCCGCGCGGTCGACCAGCGCTCAGCCGCCGCCAACTTGGCCATGGCACGCTCGTCGCAATCCTTCAGCAGTGCTGCGGCAGCCATTGCCGCCAGCTGCTCCTGGCGCGCCTCTGCAAACGCAGCTGGCGCCGCCTCGATGGCCGCCTCGAGCGCCACCTTGTCCGGGTACACATTACGGTTCAGATACGAGACAGCCGATTGTTCGGCCGCCTCCAGCTTGAGCTCGATGTCGGCATCCTCGTCGTTGCCCACTACGCGCAGGTGCGATTTAGCCACCTCGACCGAGATCATGGTCATTTTGCCGGCACCTTCTTGCTGGCCGTTTTCGCATCGGCATCATCGCCGGCGACAGCGCCCAGTTCCTTGGCCGCGTCGAGCAACTCGGGCGGACAATCTTGGCCAGGCTCGTAGCTGATCGGGTAGATCTCGCCGTTGGGCACACCCGTGAATGGCTTTTCGAAAATCATGTTAGCTCCTGTGAATCGCCCGGCACGCGGCCGGGCTTATGGTGGCGCCGACGATTACGCGCCGACGGAAAGCGCCTTCAGTACATCCGGGTTCAACAGGCCGCCGCCCACGCGCTTCGTGGTGTAGAAGTGGACGTACGGTTTGTTGGTGAACGGATCGCGCAGCACGCGCACGCCAACGCGGTCCACGATCAAATAGCCGCGCTTGAAGTCGCCGAATACGATCGGCTTCGAATTGGCGGCGATATCAGGCATGCCTGCCACGTCGGTGATGCCGTAACCCAGCAGCGTAGCGGGTGCGCCGGCCTGGAACGATGGCTGCCACAGGAAGTTACCTTCGCCGTCTTTCATTTTCCGGATCGCTTTTTGGGTATTCCGGTTCATGATCAGCCGCGCCTGGCCGGTGTACTCGTTCGGCAGCTCATGCACCAGGTCAATCAACCCCTCCGGGGTCAGCGCTGCAGCGGCGCCGCTGTTCACGGTCTTGATGGCGCCCCACGGGTGAGCGGCAGCGTTGGAACCGCCTGTGATATACGTCAGCAAGCCGTTAGGCTTGTTGGCACCGTTACCCGACAAGAAGGCGATGCCTTCCTGGAGCGAGAATTCGGTTTCCACTTCGCCCGCCAACCAGGCTTCCAGATTTACCGCCGAATCGTCCAGCATCTGCTGGGTTGCAGCAGGATTTGCGTACAGCTCGCCCGTGTTGTAGGTAAGGCTGCCGAAAGTGGACGTCCCGGTTTCCGGACGCGGCGCGGTTTCGCCTACCCAGCCTGAAGTGGTGCCGCGAATGGCGAACAGCTTGCTAAAGCCGTTGGTGCTGATGTTCTGCTGAGCGCAGAGGGCGCGCATCGGGGACACGACGACCAGGCGATCTGTGATAGAGCGGTCCCACTCGACCGGGGCCAGGTAGCCGCCCTCGGCCGCCTGGCCCTTGTTGAGCGAAGCTTGCACTTCGCCCTTGCGGAAGTGGGCGTTGAAGGAATCGGAATATTCCTTGTCCTTCAAACCGGCGCCGGTGCCGCCGTTCATGGCAGCTGCCACCATGCGCTCATTCGCGGCGTCCACCGATGCCTGCAACTTACTGATTTCTGCGTTGATATTGTCGACTTTCAACGCCTGCAGGGCATCGGCATTGCCCTTTTTGATATCTGCCAGTTGCTGGTTGTACTCCTCGCGGAACGCGTGAACTGCCTTGTTCAGATCCGTGATCATGGTGGTCACTTCGCTGTCGGCGCGCACGGCGACGATGCCGCGAGGGATGGGCTGGTTGGCCTGGGCGGCATGTGCCGCCATGGCGCTGGCGATCATCGCCGTGGCGATGCTGGTCATCATTACTTTTTTCATTACTTGCCTTTCAAATTGTCGATCAGGATTTGCAGTGACGCTGCTACTTCGTTTTTGCCAGCGCTCGGCGTGGCGTCTTTCCCAGCAGCGCCCGGCGTGCCAGAAAACAGGGACTTGATAGCTTCGCGGCGCACCGAACGGGAATGTCCCGCCCTGGCCATGGCCGCCTCCACCATCGCAAGATATTTCGTGTCAGCGCTGGCTTCTGGGTCACGGCCCAGCTGCTCGCGCGCCAAGATGCCGCTGGCGAAGCCTTGCTCGACTGCTTGCGCCGCGCCGAGCCAGCTCTCTTTGTCCATCATGGCGGCGGCCTCCGCAGCGCTGAGTCCGGACCGGGCGGCGTAGACCGATGCCATGGCAGCATCGAACGGGGCCAACTGCTCGGAAGCCTTGATCATGTCGTGGCGGTTGCCGATCGCCATGGCCCAGGCGTTGTGGATCATCAGGAAGGCGCCATCGCCCATAAGGATCTCATCGCCGGCCATGGCGATCACCGACGCGGCCGAGGCAGCGATCCCCATGACCTTGACGGTGACCTTGGCCTTGTGCTCGCGCAGAAGGTTGTAGATCGCCACGCCCTGGAAGAAGTCGCCGCCGGGCGAATTGACGTTGACCGTTACGTCACGCGCGCCGATGTTGCGCAGGGCGGCAGATATGCGCTTGGTGGTTACACCTTCGCCGTCGTATGAGTCGCCGATGCGGTCGTAAATGGAAATCGTGGGGCCGTCTTCATCGGCAGCCGCACGAATGCCCGGCTCCCATCGCTCGAGCGCGTCAGGCCGCATGTCGAACTGGATGTTGCCCAGGCCCTGGGCGGCGTTGATTTCAGGCAGTTTTAGCAGGGTCATTGGGTGTCTTCGCTTGGTTGGTGGGCGCGCGCAATTCGTCTGCGCCCTTGTCATTTGAGCGGGCCAGGTCTTGCAGCTCACGCACTTCGTTTTGCGTCATCCATGGCGCATGCCCGCCGGAGCCGAGTGCCTTGGTAAAGAACTCGGCCTGGTCCTTCAGGGTGCCGCGCAGCAGCGCGCGCTCGTTGAACTTGGCGCGCAGTTTCTTGCCATCCTCCTTCGACAGCAGCGTGCGCTCGATACCTTGCTCCCAGATGGTGAACCAGTGCTGCAGCGAGAACTGGATAAACAGGATGGCCAGCTGCTCGATGCCGCTACCCCAGGACGTGTCGTCCATCATGAGCAGCGGGCGCGGCACACCCATGGCGCGCGCGATTTCCTCGATCTGGTGATTGCGGTTTTCCAGGTGCTGGGAATCGGCGGCCGTGTTGGCAAACTGTTCGGCCTTCAGGCCCTCTTCCAGGATCATCCATTTGCCGGCATTCTCGGCGCCGGTCTTGTCGTTGATCGATTCTTGCAATCGTCCAAATGCCTTGTCGGTAAGTGCGCCCGCAGCCGACAGCGCGCCGCCGGCCATCACGCCGTTCTTGAACAGCCGCGCGGCGGCCTTCTCGGCCTGCTGCGCGATGCCGATGGCTTCATGCGCCAGGCGCACGCGTGACAGGCCTGTCACGCCGTCTTCGGAGAGGTCTCGCAGGTGGAATACTTCGTCAGCCGGCAGTGTGATCTGGTGGCCATCCTTGCGGGTGAACTTGTAGACCATGTTCCAGCTGTCGTCCAGATCCGCCGTTACGCGCTTCGGGCACATCGGGATCAGGCGCAGCACCTGGTCGCGCGACCAGATCACACGGGCGTAGGCATTGCCATGCATCATCACGCGCAGCTGCATTAGCGCCTTGAATTCGTAGGCCGTCTGCCAGCCGTTGGGCTTGGCCTTCAAGATGTCGTACAGCGGATGCTCGGTGGCATAGCGTTTTTCGTCGCCGCGCTCGACCAGGTTGAGCGGCAGCATGCCGATCGATTCCGAGATCAGCGTCACGCAGCGCAGCAGGGCCATATTCTGCAGCGCCTTCGACGCGTTGACGTAGGCGCCCGAGGCTGTGCCGCTACCGGTGCGCATGAAGGCCAGCAGGTCGGGATCGTCAAGGCCGGCAAACAGGTGGCCGGTCGACGCCTGGACACTTGGAGCTGCGGGCGCCTCCGCGGCCGGCGCCGGCACGTCCACCACATCGCTTGGGCGTGACTGCGCCTCCGGCGCTGCTGCTGGCCGGAAGAAATCTAAAAATCTCATGGGTTATACAGTCCTTATGCCGCGCGATTCGTACACCGACCCACCTTGCGCCGGCGGATTCAGTTCCATCAAAGAGACAGCGTCGAAGGCCGCCATCAGCGGGTCGATCTTGGCGGACCCGGACGCCTGCTTTGTGATCAAGATGGCGTTGCCTCGCGGCTCGACCTTGGCATTGCCCGCGCACCAAGCCATCATCGGCTGGCCGCCGTGCTCGATCACACCCTCGGCCAGCTTGCGCTCGGTGGTCTTGATGGCGCCCCCAAGGCGCCAGCCCTGCGAAATGGCGACAATCTTTTCCTGCGGCACGCCGGCCTCGACCATCGCATCGAGAATGGCACCGATGCCGGCCGAATCACAGCCGACCTTGTCGAGCAGCCCGGATTGCTCCACTTTCAGCACGGCCGCAGCCACCTGCTCCACGTCCTCGCCAATGCGCTTCACCAGCACCAGGTCGCCCTGTTTGGCGAAGTCTTCGAAGCGGGCGGCCTCGCTTTTTCGCCGCTCCATCACCGAGGGGTGCGCCCAGGCCCTGGTCCACAGCAGCCAGCGGCGGGTCTCGCGCTCGCGGCCGATCACCGCCAGGCCCAGCAAGTCGTCCAGGCCGCCGCCGTCGATGCCGACGGTGGCCACTTCGCTGTGCGCCAGCAGATCGTCCAAGGTCAGCGCCGGGCGCAGGCCCTGCTGCTCCCAAAAATCGGCGCCCGGCCAGCGGTTCGACATCAGCGCCAGGCCGATCTGCACGTTCAGGTGCTTGGCCAGGAAGCCGCGGAACTCGACCTCGCCTTTTTCCTGCGCCTGGCGAAAGCCTCGCGCGATGAATTCCTCATCGACCGATGTACCCATGTTCGGGTTCGTTACATAGGCGTTCGCCACCTCCCGATGCGCGCCGGCCTTGAGCATGTGTTCAGGAAATTCGTACAAGATCGGGTAATGCTGCGGGTCGTGGATCCGCCCGTCGCGCACGCCGCGTGCATACAGCAGCCGCGACAGAAACGCGCCGGCCGGCGGATCGTCCGACTGCGTGGTCGCGAAAATCACAAATCCCTCGGGCCGCGAGGCCAGGCCACCCGTCGCTTCCAGCAGCATGGCGTCGGCGCGCGGGTTTTTACCGAACAGCCACAGCTCATCGATGAAAACTCCGATGGCCTTTTTCCCCGACACCGTCTCGCCGTCGGCCGCCACTACCTTGAGCGTGGCGTTGGTCGTCAGGTGCGTGATGGTGCGAATGTGGTCCTGCACCTTCAGCATCGCGGCCAACTCATCGTCAGCCTTGATCATCGCCGCCATCGGCTTGTAGCTGTTGTCCGCAATCTCCTTCGTTGGCGCCAGGACGATGTATTCACCTTCCAGGCGCCAGTTCAGCAACAGCGCCGTCAGCATGATCCCGGCAGCGATGGTCGACTTGCCGTTTTTTTTGCTGATCAGGAGCATGAACTCCTTGATCAGCCGGCGCCCAGTCTCGGCATTGTAGGCGCCGAAGATGGCGGCTACAAAGTCCAGCACCCACTCGCGCACCACATCACCCATGCGCGGGCTGCCGGGCGCGTCGACCATGCGCAGCTCTTTGAAAATCGCCAGCGCCGCCTCGGCCTGGTCAGGATAGAGCGGCGGGCATGGCGTCAGCGGCAGGCCTGCAACAATGCGCGCTTCCCAGTCGTGGCATGCGGTGGTCCACACCGGATAGGAAGTCACTTACCACCACCAGACACCAGGCGTGGCGGCGGTGGCGGCGCGCCGAAGCGACCGCCGGCGGCCTTCTGCGCTGCGTCAAGTTTTTCCTCTTTTTTGCCGATCTCGCCGGGCTTCTTGTGCACGAAGGGCATCAGCGCCTTGGCGGCATCAATGCGCAGCTTCTCGCCCAGCTCGATATCGTTCATCGCCGCCATCAGGAACGTTTTCGGGTCCGTATGCTGCAGCGCACGGCTCAGATCGAACGTTGGGCGCGCCGGCGGCGCAGCTGGCGGTAGGGTCGCCGGTACACCCGGGCCGATGTTGGCGCGTGCCGCCTTCAGGTACTCGGCCACGGCTGGGTCTTTAACAAGACGCGAGCCGGCGGCCGATGCCGTCGCCGGGCTGTACCCGGCCACGATCGCCGCATCCTTATTGCTGCGGCCGGCCAAAACGGCATCGGCGAACGCACGCTTTTTGCCTGTTAAAGCCATTAACAAAATCCTCAGTGAGGGAATAATTCTGCGCGTGGGAGAGGACGCGGTCTAGGTCGCGAGGGGCATCAAACTTTTACCCCCCCCCGGCATTGCTTTTTTGAAACATTTCGGCTGATACATCATTTCTCAACCATTGGCCGGGCCGGCACTTCACGCACCAGACCATGGCCATCAATGACGTCGCCCATCCGAGCTTCTTCACGCTGCTTGTCGCGGCTGTGGTGGGCGGCGCACAGCGACTGCCAGTTCGCCTTGTCCCAGAACAGCTTCATGTCGCCACGGTGCGGGACGCGGTGATCGACCACGGTGGCTGCGGTCACGCGCCCCTCACGTTCGCAGTACACGCACAGCGGGTGGTGCGCCAGGTAGCCGGCACGGGCCTGCTGCCACTTGTAGCCGTAGCCGCGCGCGGTGCTGCTCTGCTTGTCCGAGCGCCATGACATCGGCTGGACAACAGGAAGCGTGCTGCGCAGCGGCTGTATCTGCGGCTTGAGGGTCGTCAGCTTCATTGAATTGATTAGATACCCGATACGGTACCGGTCAGCATACGAGTGCCGAGGCCGGACTCGGTGCTGGTGTAGAAGCCAACAAATTTCTTGCTGGCGAACATGCCGACGGTGCCCATGTAGACCTGCTCACCCACGCTGAGCGTATTGGTGGGATCGCTCCATAGCAGCTGCCAGTCGGTTCCATTGGCGGCGACGTAGAACGCTGGCACGGCGTTCGCCGCGCCCAGACCGTTGGTGGTCGCATCCATCTGAAAACTGGTAAAGGCCGGGTCGCCGGCTTTCACCTGGGTGATGCCGATGCCGATGGTGCGCGCATCGGCTGTGCCAACCGGCACAGTCCAGTGCATGTTGTTGAACTGACGGTAACCTGTGCGGCCCAGCACAAAAATGGCGAACGGCGCGGTGTCAGGAGTGAAGATCAAACTGCCATCGTCAGCACCACGGATGCCGGTAAATTGCAACGAGTTCGCTCCGGTGAACACGGTGTACTGCGCTGGCGCCGGCAAGAAACCGAAGGTCAAATCTTCCAGGTTGACATACGCGACCTGAATTTTCCCGGTGCCAGCCAATGCAGGACCGGTGCCGGTATTGTCTCCGAACGAGAGATAGGCGCGATTATCGAGCGGCGACGCGTAGCAGCCATGGAAGTGCACGCCCAGCGGATTGGTGGTGCCGGCATTTAGCAGACTGAGCAGGTCCACCCACGTCTCCCCGTGGTCAAAACTAACGTAGCTATACACAGCGCGGGTGGTGTTGTCGCCCGTCGATTGGGTCTGCGTGCCGTACTGGTTGGTGACGATGGCGCCGCTGGGGAGCGTGGCATTGGGCGGAATCACACTGCCGTTGTTGAACGACCAGCCACTGTTCACGCCAGCGGCTACCCCGCCAATCGACTTCTTACTGGTGAATGTCACGCCCTGCTTATTGGTCGCCCAGCCAGTCGTTTTATAAACGATGTTCACACCGGCAGCGCCTGCGTTGCTTGAGCTGCTCGCCAGCACCAATAACTCACCATCGTGGGTCTCGATGATGGCCAGCGGCTTCTCGGCCGGCTTGTTGGTAAGGATTGTCCAGGTAGCCATTTCATCGGCCGAGTACGCCAGCGCGTTATCGCTGGTACGGCGACCGATGCACAGATTGCCCGTGCGGGTGATAAGCAGGGGCATGATCGCTGGAACTGCTGACAACACAGGGTTCAGCAGCGAGAGTACTGGCTGATCGAGCGGGACAAGGGTTTGGACGGTAGAAGCCATTATTTGATCGCCTTCGTTTGTACTGTGAATCCGGTGAGTGGGCGACCAGCCCAAGTGCCCGGCGCGGTAGCTGCGGCCAGGCTCGCCGCCAGTGGATACGTGAACGTGTTGGCGCCGGTGACAGTGATATTCGGGAATGCGCCGTTGTAGCCCGATGGGGTCACCTCCTGGATCCGAACGCTTGAGCCGGTAGCCAGGTTGTGCGCTGCGGCGGTCGTAACCGTGGCAGTCGTGCCATCGCTGGTGATGCCGGTGATCGCAAACGCCTTGCCGCGCACGTACGGTTTCCCGGAATCGGTCACCAGTACCTGCGCATTTGGTGGAACATCCACCCACGTGCCGGTCGGCTGGTTGTAATCATTGTTTGGGGCCGAGGCCAAAATGTACTGGCCCCAGTAAGGCGTATCGTTATGGAACAGGATGCTTTGGCGCCCAGGGTTATGCATCCCAACCTGCGCCGCGAACGTGGACGATCCGAACAAAACATTCTTGAAAAGCCAGGACATGTCTGCTGAGACAGGTGCTGTTGGCGTCACCGCATCCGCCTGCACCGATGCCGGACCTGCGCCCTGCGCGTTCAGCGTGGTCACGGTACCGGTGTACGGCGTGCCGGCTGCGGCGGTGATGGTCTGCGGATTCATGGTCAGCTGCGTCACGTTGCCGTTGATGTCTGTCCAGATGTTGCTGGTGGTCGCGGTGCTGCCGGCGGCGCCGGGCGTCCAGGCCACGCTCACGGCGCCGGCCATTGCGGTCAGTACCGGCTTGGCTGGCTGGCCAGGTGCGGTCTGGGCGCCAGCCTGCGCCGAGATCACGTTCGACGACGAGACGGTGCTCGATGCGTCGCAGCCGATGTTGTACAGCGCATCGCCCGACTGGACCGTGTAGCTCAAGCTGTTGACCGCATTGGCCACCGCGCCGGAGATGTTGGATTTGGTGAAGGGGGCGGCCTTGAGCGCTTTCGTGAACTGCAGCGTGCCGACCACGCCAGCCGGAAGTGTTGCGGTCAGCGGCTGGCCTACGATGCCGGTACCGCTGATGGTTGCGACGGCGGCGCCCGTTGCGGCCAGTACCGCCTCGCGCACAGACGCAGTGATGGCGCCGGTGATGCAGGCGATCGACAAGCGCTGCGGGCCGGCATAAGGGCCAATTGCCGCCAAGGCGCCGGCCGCCACCGCCCACGTATCGGCGCTGCCAGCGCGCGACACCGAGCCCACCGTCGAGGCGGCGCCGGTCACCAGCAGCACCTGGCCCTCGGGCAGAGTGACTGTGGTCTGCTCTTCCGCCTGCAGCGCCACCGTGCCGACGGCGATCTGCTTCGCCTGCAAGACCAGGCCCGGCCGTGGTGCGAAGTACTGCACGCCGCCAGTCAGGTCGGCCGTGGCCTTGCCAGCCGCGATCAGGCCAGCCTCGACGCTCGCAGGGAACGTGGTGATGGCGTTAACGGGGCGCTGGGCGTACGGCTTCAACAGGCGAATGGTCATGCATACCTCAAATAAAAAAGGGCCGCCATCGGGCGACCCAGTCTATGGAGCAGAACAACCAGATTAAGGGTTGCTCGCCTTTACTTTTACAACGGAGCTATTCAAGAGCCTCGCGAGCGATTCAGCATCATCCATAGTAGCGTCGTCAGCCAAAAACATGAGTAACGTGTCACGACTAAACCCCTCGATCTCTTCGTTAAATTGAAGCTCAACGCCAACTCCGACACCCAAAGGCGCTTTGTCGTTGGCCGGCTCGATCACCGTTGCTACGAAATTTCTCTTCATTAAATGCCCCTGATCGTGAATGTAGCGCCACTATATCAATGTCAGGAGACTATCTAATTTTTCCGTGGTGTGCATGGCACCTGAGCAGCGGTGGCGCTGGCATTCATGCCGCTGGCGCCGTAGCCCTTCGCACGCAATATCTCGCGGGCGCGCTCAGCATCCGTGAGCTGCGCGACGATCAGGCCCAACTGGTGGGTGTCTTTCGACAGCACCGCGCGCCGGATCAAATCGCGGTAGTGGCGCTGGTTCATGAAGCCTCGAATAAAAGAGCCACCGCCGTATAGTGCGGCGGAAGTCACGGCAGGTGGCAAAGGGTCCAACAGGGAAACGGTGCTGCTGGCCATCGCAGTGATGCGCCATCGGCAAATAAACGAAGCCGCAACCAGAGCAGTTGTTGATGGGAATCAAACTGCAGCGATTCTGGAAGCGCAATATCATCCCCCTTGAGTACAACGGAGGCGGGATGCTGAACATCAACCATAAAACTCGAATAATTCTTCGAGCCACAGGCTCGCTACAAATAAACAGCGATGGCGATGAAGTCCTTACTGGGCTCACTTTATCTGAGAGCAATTTCATGCTTGCTGTGGGGCAGCAAGAGCCCCAAGAGCGCGACGCAGGCGATATGTTCCTCACCAACCAGTTGAGACACCGCCACCTAGTAGCCAGACTCCAGCAGTTATTTCATCAGCATCGCACGGTGAGGCTTGGCTACAAGGATGATGATTAAGACTCTTCGTTTTCGACTGCATCCGGCTGGCGCGTCGCCGGCAGCATGTGCCAGCCGAGCTGCCGGCGGATCTCTTCGGGCGTTGGCGGCGGGTCTAGCTGGGCGTGCGTGAGGCGCTCGAAGTACTCGCGAACGGTCTCTTTCGCCGGGCGGGGCGTATCGGTCATCGCGCACTATCAAACACAACAAATATGTTGATAAACCTCTTGATAACACAACATATTTGTTGTATTATCTTACCACTGACACACATAAGGGGATGTATGAAATACAACGAGTTCCGGAGGTGGCTGCTCAAACAGGGCGCTGAAATCACCCCGGGCAAAGGAAGCCACCACAAGGTACTTCTTAATGGCAGATCAACAGTCTTCCCGGACCATGGAGCGAAAGAGATAGGGACGGGGCTGGTAGAGAAGATTAAGAAAGACCTAGGTTTGAAGTAAGAAAGCCCCGAAAGGGGTTTTCTTCGCCGCTCGCAGTATCGTAGATCGCCAGCACCAATGAAATTCCAAAACCGTTAAACCGTTAAACCGTAGACCGTTAGACAGATAAACCGTTAGTCCGTAGACAGAGGCTCAAATGTTAAATTACCCAATCACTCTCACGCCTGATTCAAATGGCACATACCTGGTCGGCTTCCCCGACTTCCCCGAAGCGAACTCTGTCGGTGACGACAAAGAGGACGCCTTGGCCCAGGCCGTTGACGCGCTGGAAACTGCGCTGTCGATCTATTTCGATGAGCGCCGCCCGGTACCGCTTCCATCACCTGCCGATGCCGGCGATGCTGTCGTTGCCCTGCCTGCGCTTGAAACCGCGAAGGTCTTACTCTGGAACGAGATGCACGCGCGCAAAATGCGCAAGGCCGACCTGGCGCGTATGCTCGATGTGCACACGCCGCAGGTGGATCGCCTTTTTGATCTTGGTCACTCGTCGAAAATCGAATTCGTCGAGCAGGCCGCGAAGGCGCTGGGCAAGACACTCAACGTTTCGCTCGTCTGAGTTATTCATGCCGCTCCGGTGGCGCTGAGTCCGCGCGCCGCCTCTTCCAACGTCAGAAATGACAAAAGCCCGCGACCTTGCGGTGGCGGGCTTTGCTCGTCAAGTGCAGTTGACGCAGCGATGACGTGTATATGGATTGAGACTATACCGGACCGATTAGTCCGATGCAAGTCCAATCGTGGCAAATATGCTCAACCTCATGGTCTATCATCTTTTTCAGCATCTTGCGCCCATTTTCCAGTACCAGTTCATCATCTTTTTTCAAGCGGAATATTTTGGCATGAACTAATTTGCCACGAAGTTGTAGAAGAGCCAAATAGTCGCTATGGTATCTTTTACGTTCTGAGGGAGTTTTTCCAAGCGTGAAAGCTAATCTATCGCACAGGCGTTTTGTCATCTCAGACATATCTGCTTCCTCGCCTAACAACGCCTCGAGGCCAATGCAGACTTCCAATAGGGCTACAGTTTGGTTATAGACACCTATCGAATCTACGTACCATTCAATTGCGGTAGCTATCCTAGAAAACTCCCGAGTACGGAGGCTTTTAATAAGCGGAGCAACGGCAAGAACGTATTTTTTAATTTCGGCTGGCGCAGCATCTTGTGCTACCGCTTCTGAAAACGTCGCCTGACCAAGAGAGTATCTGGAAACTCTAATCCCTCCAAGAAGATACGACAATCCTTCGACCGGCTCAATGTCTCCGATAAGTTTTCCCGTTTCAGAGAACACAGAAAATTTCGAGACGGCCCCATAATTATCAAAAGGTTGAGTGGAGATCTTGCTCACGATAAAGGTGAAAATTTTGGCCAAGGTTGCTAACCTCGTGGCAAAAGGAGACTTGCTACCCCTTATATAAAATCCCTCTCCATAATATATCAGTATTGCTTCACACTTGTCTATATTTGGCAAGATCAATCTAAGGTCTTCCGCAATCTCTATTTCGCTCCCGTCCAGGCCACCGAAGAAAAATTGTGGAATAGACATGGCACAGCTGTAGCGCCTCGGATAACTGGAAAATGTCTCAGCGGCACTTTGAGCCACAACTTTTGCATATTCCGTCTGAGGCATACCCTCTAGGTCCCCGCCAAATAAACGATCAGTTAGACTCGCCTCAGATTGAATGAGGAGGACTCGTGCGTCATCGACGGTCATCAAGTCCGCATAGCCTTCCACTAAAAAATTGCACAGTTTTTTATATTCCTCCCCATAAACCGGCCCAGTACTTAACGAATAGTTTTTTGGATCGCAGAAATGCTCGTAGATCGCTGCTTTATACTTTTCCGCCATGAATCGGCGCTTCACTGGAGATTCATTCATAGCTATGCCCATAAGATTTATGAGGCAATCATAGCCTGTCGAGACGTCGGTTGGAGAGCAAACTACCCCTGGTTAATTAAATTTTCACACAATGTACCCGCCGACTGCTGCGCTACACCGTCTAAATCTTTCAGCGCTTTATGGATGCGCGCCTTCTGATCGTAAGCAGTGGCCTTGGGCACATTGAGCTGCTTGGCTGCATCGGCGATCGACACACCGCGCTCGAAAAACGACCGGATGATGGCGGCGCGCATGTTGCGCAGGGTGATACCGGCACAGTGGCCGATGGCCCACTCAGTGAGCGTGGCTACCGCCTCGCGGTAGTCGTCGCTCATCTTGTCGCGGCTCTGGCAGCACGGGCATTCCTCGAAGCGCGGCGCGTACCGGGCAACGATGCACGCAGCCTGCAGCGCCGGCAGGTGGCTGACGCGCGCGCGGATGATGCCGGCCTGGGCGGCGCCGTCGAGCGCCACCAGACCTTTGCCGGAGCCAATTCCGGTTTTCATCAGCTTGGACATGGGCGACAGCGCGTACTGCTGGCTTGAGTAGTTGAAGGCGAACGTCAACGCGTCGTGTGGGTTGGCAAAAAGGGGAAGTTCGAAGTTATCTCGGGCGCTCATTTGGATTCCAGGTTCGATTTTATTGTTGATGATGTTGCTCTATGCGCGAGTGCGACCCGCAGCGTGGTCTTCTTGCGCGCCGGCCGCCGCTGCTCTCCGCAGCCGGGCAGTACGCTCGTAGTCGTCGATGATCGCGGCCAGCACCTGGTGGCCGGCGAATACAGTCTGCTCGCGCAGCATGCGCAGGAAGTTCAGGCGCCCGGGTAGATCGACCTCCTCGACCACCAGCGCGCCGGTGGCCGTCGCTTCGGCGCTGGCCAGCGCCGCCACCAGGCGCGCGCGGTGGAGCTGGGCCTCGTCGAGGCTGTACCAGTAGTACGCGTGCCCAGCATCGCGGACCTTCTCGCGGCTGATGTACCCGCGCGCCACCATCTCGGCCGCGCGCTTGTTGAAGTCGCGCGCGGTGATGCCGGCAGCCGCCGCCAGGCGGTAGCCCTGAAGTCGATGACCAGGTGCAGCGGCCAGGGCAGCGCGCACGCGGCACGGCATGCTCGTTCCGTCCTTGCTCATGCTGCTGTCACCTTGCCACGGTGGGATTCCCAGTCGAACGTGATCCACTTGCCGCCCTCGCGAAGCCGATCAAAACTGCGGTCGCCCAGGAACGCCTTCATGCCGGCCTTGTTCTGGTTCGTCAGCAGGATGGTGGGCATCATGTCGCGGTACCGCTTGTCGATGATGTCGAACAAGCTGACCTGCTCGGCGTCGGTTCCGTACTGGACACCCACCTCGTCGAGCACCAGGAGATGGACGCTGGCCAGCATGTCGAGCACTTCGGTCTCGGTGCGCGGCGAGTCGCGGCGCCAGGTGTCGCGGATCATGCGCACCGCGTCGATGGCGCTCGTGTACAACGCCGTGCGCTGAGCCATGATGGTCTGCGCGATGGCGATGGCCAGATGGCTTTTGCCTGTGCCCGGCAAGCCCGACATCACAATCACGGTACCGGCCTGCAGGTGGGCGTCGAAGTTCGACGCGAACTCCATGGCCTCGGCCAGCGCCACCTCCTTCGCATCGGTGTCCGCAATGAACGACTGGAAGGTCTTCGACCGATAGCGCAGAGGGATGCCAGAACGATCCAGGCGCTGCTCCAGCACACGCTGGGCATGCTCGGCTGCCTTGACTGCTTCCGCAGCCTTGGCGGCTTCCTGGTGAAGCCTGGAGCACTCCGGACAGCCAATCCATCGCATCGTGCTACCGATCTTGAAGCCGGCGCTGGTGAACTCGCCATGATCCGGGCAGGTGTCCTGCCTCTCCGACTGCGTGATCAGCGGCAGGCGTGGCGCTAGCGAGTTATGTGATCCGTCCATTTTCAATTCCTTCCGAGTAATCGAGGTTTTCAAAGTTGCTGTGTCGCGATGGTTGCGCCGGGCCAGCGCGCGGTGAGCCGGTCGATGGGGCCAGCACCCACTTCGCCTCGAAGCCTTGCCAGCCGCGTGCGCAGCACAGCGCCAGCGCCGCTTCCATCGTCAGGCCAGCCTTCTCTGCCTCGAACCAGATCTTCGTGACCACGGTCTGCGTGACTGGTGCCTTCTTCGCCTTCCGGAGCGCGAGCCAATCGGTAGCGGTCTGCTCGGTCACCCCAGCCTCAAGCAAACGGGCCTTGGGCGAAATCTTCGGCGCAGCCGGCTCGGCCGCGTCAGCGGGTGGGCTATGTTTTTTCGGTGAATCAGGAATCAGTGAATCAGTGAATCGGTGAATCAGAGAATCAGGAGGTTTTCCATCGTTAGACTTTTGTGTATCCGCCGTTAATTCACGGTGAATATCAGAAGTCGAGCATTCATGCGGGTTTGCGGCCGGCTTGACTGGAAGCGTGGAGGCCTTTTCCGTGTTGTGAGGGGTCTGGTGCTTTCGGAAGTTCATCACCTGGATAACCGCCTGCCCTTCTACTTCGTACCTCGATATGAAGCACTCCCGTTCAAGTTCCGTGAGTACACCGTTAACGTCGCAGTCATAGTACGGAAAGATTTCGGCTTTGATCAGGCGCGGCTTGTCTTCCAAGCGCCCCTCGCGATCAGCCAGTCCCCACAGCCCGGCGAACAGAAGCTGCGCATGCGGCCCCAGGTCGGCCAGCTTGTAGTTCTTGTAGAAGCCCGGTTTGATATTGCGTGCGCGGGCCATCAGCGACTCCTGATCTCTTCCGCGCCGTTGGCGGTCCTGCTGATCCACTGTTTCATTTTCAACCTTGCATTCAGCCAAATATAGGGACAGGGCGTGACCGGTGGGCTGAAATCACGTGGTCGCAGCTGCGCAGCTGCTGCCCTGTTTGAAACTGTCGCCGGCGCGTGGCCGGCATTTCGGGTGGGAACTTCCTTCCGTGTTAAATTAGCAATTCCACTTGATAATTTGAAAGGAAATTCCCAATGAACCATCAAGAACTTTTGCTCGCCGCCGAGGTAGCCAAAATTTGTCGAAAAATACAGAATATGGATAAAACTAAATATGCGGAGACGATTGAACACGAGCCGAACCGAGAGGAGTTACTTGAGAAATGGATCGCCGAGCACCCCACTTCCTCGTTTGTACCCAAGGCTTACGCTTTTCTCAAAAAGGTTGCTGCCGAGATCACCCGCATAGAGTCCGATATCATTGATAGTCGGCTCTAGTCGGTTGCAATAGCCGGTTAGTGCGGCGCTGCTCAGCCAGCATTAGCAGCTGAACCGTAATCTCGGCAGGCTGCTGCAGCTTGCCCGACAGGCTGAACACTTCGCGCGAAATCACGACCAGCGGATCGAGTGCGACCTGCGCCGCTGCGCGCGCAACATTGCGCTCAGCGTCGGCTACCTTCTGGGCTGACTCGGCGGCCATCGCGGCGGCGGCCTGGTCGAATGTGTCGGCACCGACGGTGCTCAGGATGTTTGCCAACTGGCCGAGCACGTTGATGGTCTCGGCTGCGATCTGCTTCACGTCGGCGGTTACCTTGTCGAGCTCGCGGGCCCAGGCCGGCCATTCGCTGCCCGCCACCGGCGTAGGCGCGGCGCCAAGTGGGGTATGGGTTTCTTTCGAGATGCTTGCATTTTCGGCGCCCGGCTCGATTCCCTTTTGCGCGGGCACCTGCGCGGTGGCGGCCAGCACCTGCTCGAGGTAGTGCAGCACGTCCTCGGCCAGGCGTTCACCTTCGAATACGTGGCGGGCACTAGCGATGGCGGCGCGCAGTTTGGCGCCGTCGTCGGCGGGCGCGGCGGCCGGGCCGAACAGTGAGCCATCCTGCTCGTGCATCAAGCGTTGATACTGCGGCTTGGTCAGCCAGCGGCACGAACCATCGAACAGCGCATATTGGCCATCCTTGTGCAGAATGTGGCCGATCACCTCATGGCCGCGCTCCACCAGGTTGGCCAGCTTGCGCGCTCCCAGCTGGGTGGCGAGGGTGCCAGCGGTGCAAGCATGTGGTGGAACGGGTGCTGCCAGCTCAGGCCAGATCGCCGACCAGGTGTCGGGGAACAGCTCCTGCCGCGTCACGGCGCCGCCGGTGGCGCGCTCGATGGCGGCGCCGTGCACCACCGGGATCGGCCGCTCCCCCATCGCCCACTGGCGAACCGTGGGCTGGTGCGAGCCTACGGCAGCCGCCAGCGCAACTTGATTGCCATGGGCAAGAGCGAAGTATTCAGTAAGGGTCATGGGGTTTCCTTGGTGGGGGTGGCAGGATCCGGACCAAACAGATCAGGCCTAAGTTCGAAACGTGTGACACCGCAATTCAGGGCAGATTCAATAGCTAGGCAACGCTTCGCGGGTGCCTCTCCTCGGCGTACCCATTGCTGAACCGCCTGCGGCGTGACCCCGACTAATCTGGCGAGTGCGGTACGGTTGCCCGCTATACGGGCGGCTTTTTCGATGGCATTTTCCATACCCAAAGTTTAAAGCCAAAATTGGATACTTACAAGTCATACTTTAAATGACTTTTTAAAGCAATGCTTGTACCATTCGACTCATGGATATCAAAAACGCACTCACACAACTCTTGGCCTCCAAGCCCGGCACCAATATGTCTGACCTCGCTCGCGCATGCGAGGTGACACCGCAGGCTGTCCAGCAGTGGCTGGCTGGGACCACAACCCCACGCGGATCGCGGCTGAATTCGGTAGCGAAATACTTCGGGATGTCGCCACTTGAATTTACGATGTACACAGCAAACGATGGGGATTTGGAGGGGTTATCAGAGGTGCTATCAAACATCAAGCCGGTCGTCGAAAGCACGCGACAAGCCGAGATAGCTAGACGCAACCGAGCACACCCCTCCCCCACAACTATCACTACCTCAAAGCCGAAAAAGAGATTCGACACGTTGGTAACGCTTGATGCGTGGGCGCTGAACGGGCCAATGCCAATCTCGTCGATGAAACTTCCGGAGTCAGAGGCCTACGCTATGCTGGGAGTGCGGGACTTCGGTCAAGTCGGCTTTACCTTTGTAGCCGACGACGCGATGGAGCCAACCCTGCAACATGGTGATTTGCTATTTTTGGATGAATGGTTAGGGTCTGATAAGCACGTTGCGGAGGACGGAATCTATCTCATTGAATTTGAAGGTAAATGTCAGATACGGCGGTTGCAAGACTTGGGGTACAAAATTGCGATTAAGTCAGACAATCCTCTCTATGAGACGTGGTTCATTGACGACGCGAACGACAGCAAATTTCGTGTACTTGCGCGGGTCATTCGATCAATGTCAATGAAGATGAAAACCCTAGGATAGCCTCCACTTACAAGTATTGCTTGTAATTTAAAAAGATATGCTTTAAAGTTGCTTCATCAACTCGATGGAGCAACCGAATGAACACCACTTCAACCAGCACCACCACCACCGGCGAGCAGCTCCGCCTTGCCCGCATCCGCAGCGGTTACAGCCAGGACGATTTAGCGGCAAAGGTCGGCGTCTCCCAGCAGTCCATCGCAAAATGGGAGCGCGGCGCAGCCAGTCCCCGTGCTCGTCGCATGGCGGCGCTCACGGCGGCCATCGGCCCACTTCATTCCAACACCAACACCGACCAATCGAACGAACTTCGCACGCCCCCTGCGTCGGCGCGCCCGACCAGCCCGATCCTGCACGAGCTGCTGGCAGCCGAGGTCATCATCTGCACGATGCTCGGCGTCATGACCACCGACCAGAAGCTGGCCATGGCCGCCAAGCTCGACGAGCTGGGCGTGGCCGGCGAAGGTGCGACGCGGTTTCACGAGCGGCGCGCCGCCCTGGTCGCTGCAGGTGCCGAGAATTTGCAACCACGCCCAGCCTAATTTCCTATCATCAACGCCAGCAGCATCCGAGCCATCCAACTACCCAGAGGACCAAAATGAGCGCATACGAACCCCACACTCTGTTGGCACGACAGCCAGCATCCGACATTGCCCGCCTGGTGCCGGTTCGAACTGCGATGATTGGCGGAAAGCTCATTCAGTCCGTCAGCGCACGCGAACTGCACGCTTACCTCAACGTCGGCAAGCTCTTCGCCGCATGGATGCCAGAGCGGATCGCGCAGTACGGCTTCTTTCTGCAGCAGGACTATGAGGTTTTTTCCGATTCGGGAAATAACCCCGCTGGCGGCCGTCCATCGAAGGAATACACGATCACGCTGGACATGGCGAAGGAGCTGTCCATGGTGGAGCGCAACGCCAAAGGCAAGGAGGCGCGTCAGTATTTCATCGAGTGCGAGCGGCGCGCGCTGGCGCCGGCGGTTGATCAGTTGGCCAGCCTGCCACCGGAGCAGCGCGCGCTGATCGCACTGATGGTGGACAACGCCTCGATCAAAGCACGGCAGGACGAACACGCCCAGGCGCTGGCCGGCCAAGCCGAGGTGCAGGCGCAGCAAGGTGCAACGCTCACCCAGGTCGAGCAGCGCGTTGATGAGTTGGCCGACACCATGGTGGTGCGCACCCGCCCTGCCGGTTCGGAATCAATCACCCATATGCGCCCGCGCGCGGCGAAGATGTTCGGCCTTCCAGAGCGGATTGTGGAATACCTGGTTCGCCAAAGCCCACTCCAGATCAAGCCGGCCTGCATGGTGAAGAACGATCACGAAGATGCCGAGGGCGGCAGCTACGCAGTCTATTGGGTCAAGGATGTGAACGCCGTGCTTCGCCGGTTCACCGCCGAGTGCCAGATGGTAACGCCGAGCTTCGCCACGCACCCATACGTCGAAGGCCGCTTCAAGCTGACACCGGCCCGCGACCGACCGTAACCCCGCGCCGGCCCGCCGGCACCCACAAAAGAAAAAGCCCACCTGGTGCTCGAACACCAGATGGACCCGTGCGCCCTAATTTTTTGGAGAAAGACCATGGCGAATCATAATCATACTACCAAGGTAGAAGTAATGGCAATAGATATGGAATTGATGCCGCTCAAATCTGCGGCGCGCGACGCCAGCGATTTCGGCGACCGCGTGACCCCGGAGCAGATGGCCCGCTACGAAGTCGAGTCCCTGTGCTCGCACATGATGTGGTTGCGCTCCTGGTGGGCGAACTACGGCCAGGCCATCACTGCGGCACTGCCGGAAGCGGCCCGCACCGGGCACGACCACTTCATCGAAGGCGTCTTGTTCGCCCGCTCGGTCAACAAGACAGCCGGTTTCAATCTCGGCGAAGACTACATGCGCAACTACAGCTGGGGCCGCAGCACGCAGACCGTTCGCATAATCGGCGGTGCAGCGTGAGCGCGCACACCTCCCCCCTGCCTGTGGCGCCGGCAGGGGCAACCCTCTACAACATCACGACCGATGCCGGAAAGATCCTGCATCCGAAGTGCACCCTCGACGATGCGCACCGGATCATCGACGTGAGCCGCCGCGAGCCGGAGAAGTACCCGGAGTGGCAAGACGGCCTGCGCGTGAAGGCGATACTCGATAGCGACCGCCTCCGGCCCCGGGGCACTGGTGCCGCGCTCACCTACGCCGACGGTTTGCCGCTGGATGGGCGCAATGCCACAGCACCGGCGCTGCACTTTACCGGCACCAACCTTGGCCTGGGCGGCGACGAGCCGGTGGTGGTCAACATCGCCACCGGTACATGGTCGGCCAGCCTCACCGTCGAACTGGCCCTGTTTCACCTCGACGACTTCGTTGACGGTCACCGCGCGCGTCTGATCGGTGTTGTCGGCGCCCACTTCGGCGTGCAGCTGGTCCGGGGTGCAGCATGATGGCCGCCCTCACCTGCAGCTTGATCGGCCACCGGCCGGCACCGCGCCAGTACCAGCTCACCGCCGGCGCCATTGCGCGCACCTGGGAGTGCTGCCCGCGCTGCCGCGAGCACCACTGTCCGGACGTGCAGGCGGCGCTGCTGGTGCGCGTTGTGGCCGAGGGCCAGCTGATCCCGGCCGGCTTCGGTGTTGCCGCGGTAAATTGGAAAACCGGAGACGCGCTGTGCCTACCTATACCGCTCAACCTGGTGGCCGCCAGCGCCCGGCGCGCGTGGTATTTGGTCAAAGCGCCGCACGCGCTGGTGGTGGACCCGCGCCAGGCCTACGACAAGGGCTACCGCGCCGGCGTGCGCGCCGGCCAGCGCCAGCGCCGCGCCGGAGGTGAAGCGTGAGCGCCGCCCACCTGCTGGCCATCATGGCCGCCGGCGACCTAGCCGTCGAGCTCTGGCGCGCCGAGGGCGCGTGCGCCATGGCGAAGGACGCGTACATCGCCCGCGTGCGCAAGTTCGAAAGCCAATTCGGCGACGTGCCCCACAACGCACCCTCCGACGATCCCGACCGCCTGGCCATGAACCAATTCACCCGGGCCAGATACGAGAGCTTCACCGACGCGCGCAAAAAGGTGTACAGCCTGCGCAGCCGGCTGCGGCGCGCCTGCGAGAAGGCGGCACGTGCCAGCGCCAGCACCAAGCGAGGCGCCGCGTGAGCACCCGCGAAATTGAACATGCAGCGATGCTGTGGCACGAGGTGTACTCGCACCGGATGCTCATCAATGCCAGGCGCCTCGTGCTCGCGAAAGAAATTCAGGCGCGGCCGGGCTCCGACAGCTATTGGAATCCAGCCTACCGCGAGCACGAGCACGTCAAGGCGCAGATCACGCTCCTGAAAAGGAAGGAGCGCGCAGCGCAGAAGGTGCTGGCCAAGGCGTGCGCCAAGCAGCGCGACCGCTTCAACCGGTCGGATGTCATCGATGTCGAAATAAAGCAGCTGGCCAGCACCACCCCAACCACACCCGAGAGGAATTGACCATGAACATGAACGAAATGAAAACTTTTATCCGTCTGCCGGCCGTCATGGCAGCCGTTGGCCTGCGCCGCACCGCCATCTACCAGGCGATCAAGGCGGGCACTTTCCCGGCCGCGATCCGCATCGGCCCGCAGGCCGTGGCATGGGATTCGGGAGCGATCGCGCAGTGGCAGGCCGAGCGCATTGCTCAGTCGGCAGTCAAATCGGCGCAAAAAGACCAGAAATAG